CCGAGTATATTGATACAGCCAAGCAAGCGTTGTTTTACAACTTGCAAAACTTATCAAACTTGGGCGTTAATCTTTGGTTGTTGGAAGAGTATGTAGTTGGTGCGCAAACCAATGCGCAGTGGATTACATTACCCCCAACCACGATTGATGTGCGTGAGGCTAACTGGGTTTACATTGTCAACCCATCTATTTCCGCTGCATTGCCAACTGACAACGTCAACTCGCCCGCTTTGTTTGATCAAACAAACAACGCTAACTTAAACCTATATGCCACATCAACCTTAGCTGAAAACTATTTTGGTGCGGCTTACGGACAACAAACCCGCATCTTTTATGTGGGCTTTAACGCTTACTCCCCAAACACTTCAACAACATACAACTTGGATTTGCAAGTTAGTAATGATGGTGTTAATTGGACTACTTGGCAATCATTCCCATCTACAACCTTAAATGATTTTGGTTGGGCATATTTCCAAGTTCAAGCAACTCAGCAGTTTTACTACTATCGTTTAAAAAACCGTAGTACAACTAGCACGTTCTCACTACGCGCAATTCAATTTGCACAATCTCAGCAAGTTATTCCATTAGCTCGTCTAAACCGCGATGACTATTGGAACTTGCCAAACAAACAGTTCCCAAGCCAACGCTCCTTGCAATATTGGTATGACCGCACTATTGATCCATCAATGTATTTGTGGCCTGTACCAAACAATAACTACCAAGTATTTGAGTTGGTAATTGAAAAGCAAATGCAAGACGTTGGTTCGTTGACTAACGAAATCTATGTGCCAGACCGCTGGATCAACTGTGTACAAAAACAGTTGTCCCACAGCATGGCATTACAGTTGCCCGGTGTAGAGTTGGCTCGCATTCAATATTTAGAAGGTCAAGCTGAAAAAGCGTTTATGGCTGCTAATAACGAAGAGCGTGATAAGTCACCAATCTACTTCCAACCTAACATCAGTTACTACACAAGGTAAGCCATGTCAGTTATTATGACCTACGACAGTTTGGTACTGAACATTCAGCAGTACATGGAGCGTGATGACGCTGACTTTATCGCACAGATTCCTAATTTAATTGCTTTGGCAGAATCATCAATCGCTGCTGAGTTAAAAACTTACTTACAGTTAATTGTTGTAGAGACCAGTTTAGCAACTAACCAGACTATTTTAAACAAACCGTCTCGTTGGCGCAAAACCGTTTCTATGAAAGTTAACGGTCAGCCTATTTTATTGCGCAGTCAAGATTATGTGTCGCAGTATCTATCAGAATCATCTACTGGTCAGCCGCTTTATTATGCTGATTATGATTATAGCAATTGGAACTTTGCTCCAGCACCAAATACACCTTACCCAGTAGAGATTATTTACTTTGCTGAAATTCAGCCTTTAGATGCGTCTAACCAGCAAAACTTATGGACGCAAATTGCACCGCAAGCTATGTTATACGGCGCTTTAGTACAAGCTCAAGGCTATTTAAAAGCGTTGGACAAATTGCCTGTTTGGAAATCATACTACAACGACGCCATTGAAGCCCTTAAAAAAGAAGACAACACCCGTCGTGTGGATCGCAACACGAATGTACAGGAACCCTAATAAATGACTACCCCAGTTTATACATCGCCCTTTACAGGTACTGTTGTTACCCCAACACAGGTATCATACTATGCCCTATCATTTGGATCATCTACACCTCTCTATTGGCCCGCTATTGTTAATCAAGGGGTTGGCCAAATCCCTGCAGCCCGTATTATTGACTGTGTTTGCACTACTGCTAACGCTAATGCTGCTATTATTTCTTTACCGGAAGCTGATCAAGGAACATTGGGCGCGGACATTTTGTTCCGCAATTTGGGATCAAATGCGTTCACAATTACAGATTACACGGGCGCAAATTCTGTTAGCGTACCCGTTAATAGTGCTAAGTATTTCTATCTTACTAATAATAATTCTGCTGGCGGCATTTGGGGCAACGTAACTTTTGGTGCCGGTACATCATTTGCTGATGCAGCCACTTTGGCTGGCGCGGGGCTATCTACATCAAACGGCCAGTTAGTAACTAGCCAAAACACTATTGACGTTACTTCTTCTCCTACCATTAACAACGCCAGCCGCGCTGCTACCTTTGTGTGGAACGGCGGAGCCGGTACGTTTACCCTACCTTCAGTTACCTCGTTAACTTATGGTTGGTACATTGGTTTTAGAAACAACGGTACGGGTTCATTAACAATCAACCCAATATCCCCAAGTACCATTAACGGAAATACTACAATTGTTACCAATCCGGGTGACTCTGGATTTATTTTCTATGACTCAACTGTTGGTGGCTTTGTTACCGTTGGTTGGGTCGCGCCATCCGCTGTTACATTTAACTCTGCCACATACGACGTAGATACTATTGTTGGCAATACATTAAATTTAACATCATACGCGCCAATTATTCAAACGTATATTGCGCAGTCAGGTACACGAACTCAAACACTGGCTGTTACTTTGCCAGCTATTACACAGATTTATATTTTGGTTAATAACACTAACCAAACTAATTATAATATTACGTTCCAAAATACAGGTAGCTCACAGCCCCCTTTGGTTTTGCCCGCAGGTAATATTTTTACAGTATTAAGTGATGGTTTAAATCTTTATACTTTAACAGCATCATCAACAAACTTGTTCTACGCAGCTAATGGCTCACAGTCTTTACCGGCGTTTTCATTTACAAACGATACTACCACCGGTATGTATCTGAATGGTACAGGCGTATTGGGATTGACTGCTAACGGAAACGAAATTATTAATATGGACGGATCTAACCCCTCCGTACCAGCGGTCAACGTACTGGCTTCTCTTAACGCTAAGTCAATCAGCGGCGGGACGTTCTAAATGGCAGCTGATAATATTCAGCAAGATAACTCGCAGTTCACTAAGATTTACACTCTTAGAATTCCAGCGGGTATCAAGCGAGACGGAACTTATTTTGAAACCGACGAGTATACCGATGGTGTATGGTGTCGTTTTCAACGTGGTGTACCAAAGAAAATGGGCGGCTTTCGTTCTATTTTTAATAGCCTTGTCGGCATTTACCGTGGCATGGTTGCACAGCCATATAACGGCGTAAACTATATCTTTGCTGGTAATTATAAAGAACTTGACGCATTTACAACCGGCACTACATTTGCAACTGGTAGCGGTCCTTTTGTAGTTACTATTTTGCCCGGTACGGCGTTTGCAAACATTTCTAATGTCAACACGATATCGTCAACTTTTGTTGTTAGTGGCAACGCGGTATCGTCATTTCCAAACACTAGCAAAGTAATCTTTAACCAAAGTAATGCAATTTATTTTACAGTATCTAATGCGGTTTACTCATCTAATACAACTACCGTTACGGTATCTGGCAATACTATTTCTGGATCGCCTAACACGGTTTACTTTGCTAGTAATGCAGTATTTACCGCAGATGCTGCTGCTGGCCCGTATTTAAACAATTGGCAATTTGATTCACAATTTAGTCCATTAGGAAATCAATTAGCTGTGTTTGCTCACCCAGCTAAAAATTTAACTAACATTGATAGCGGTGTGGTATCGCAAGTTTTAGTTGGCAATATTACGCCAGCAAACAATTCAGCATGGACGTTTAGTGGACTATCTGATAGTCAAGGGCAAAATCCAACTTACAAACCCATTAGTGTTGATGGAGGTGTTTGTGTTCTATATCCTTTTATTTTCGTGTATGGCTCTCATGGGTTTATCGCTAACAATAATGTTAATGGTACTTATGGCTTACAAAGTTTTTATGATTGGAATGGACCACTAGCTAACCAAGTTAACGTAAGTAGTTCTAAGATTGTCAAGGGACTACCAATGCGTGGTGGTACTAATGCGCCATCCGGTTTGTTTTGGGCAACTGATAGTCTAATTCGTGTTACGTTTAATCCGGCGGGTACAGGCTCTACAGCAGTTCCTTCTACTTACTGGAATTACGATATTATTTCCAGCCAAATTTCAATCATGTCATCCAACGCTGTGGTTGAGATGGACGGTGTTTATTGGTGGATGGGCATTGATAGATTTTATCTATATAATGGCCAAGTCTCGGTAGTCCCTAATGATAAAAATGTAAATTACCTTTTCGACAACATCAACTACGAACAACGTCAAAAAGTGTGGGCAACCAAAGTGCCTCGCTATAATGAAATTTGGTTCTTTTATCCCCGTGGCACCGCTACAGAGTGTACCGATGCAATTATCTATAATGTTAAAGATAAAATTTGGTATGACGCTGGTCAAGCAGTAGGTGCTCAACGTTCTTGCGGATATACCACAGAGCTATTTCCGCTACCTATTTGGATTGATTGGAACTATAGTCCAATTTTAGGACAACCTACTAAAGTAATTAATCATCCAGCTAGTTTGGCGGCCCCTGCAAATAACCAGTTTTATTTGAGTGGCGATCAAACCGCCACATTTAGTCCCGGCGACAGCGTAACTTTTGTACCGGCAAATAGCTATGGCAATACTTATACAATTACAGCTTGTCAAAACATTTACAACACTACGGTAAAACCGCCCGGAGTTACATTAGTTACCGTTGCAAATGCAATTATTCCAACCCCTGTGGCTAATACCAACGCGTATTATATTACTGGTGGTTTTAACCTTTGGCAACACGAATATGGTCAAAACCAAATTGGTCTAAACGGCGAAGTTGCGGTTTACTCTAGTATTACTACTAGTGATATTAGTTGGATTTCAGGAACGCCCGGTAGTGATTCTTTGGTAGGTATTAACCGCCGCATGCATATTCGCCGTGTTGAGCCAAACTTCTTGCAATCTGGCCAAATGTCTATGACCATTTTAGGTCGTAAGTTTGCTAGTGGCACAATGGCTTTAGACGAACAAGATTCTGGACCATATTATTTTGATAAAAACACTGGAAAAATTGACTTGCGAGTTGAGCACCGTTTAATTCAGTTAAAGTTTGAATCTAATACTTTAGATGGCAATTACGAAATGGGTAAATTAATTATTACCGCAGAGTACGGTGATGAGCGCCCCTAAACGAATTTCGGTCAGCCAGTTTTTTCCATGTGTACCAGACCACATGTCTTGGGAAGATTGGAATGGCAATATGGCTATTTACTTCGGTAGTCAAAACGTCATGTTTTCACCAGAACTAGAATGGAAAAAAGCCGCACAGCAAATGTCCAGCATGGCCGCTTTTGAGACTTTTCCAGTTCCAAGTCCGGAAGGTTTTGAAAATTGGCAGGATTGGGCTAACGAATTTACGTTAATTATTAATGGTCCAAGTTATTGATTTAGGGCGGAAAACGTGTTATATTTGCATTAGTATATGTAGGTATCATTAACTCCACTTTAGGTCAATATGGACGAATCCACAAAGAACGTGCAAGACGTTCTGCAAACCGACGGCTATTTTGCAAGCCCTGTTTACTATATAGAAAAGCCAGAATTTGTCGAAGAGGCTTTAATAGTGTTTGATGAGTACATTAAAGAACATTGCAAGATGAATGATTTGTATCCATCTATCATGACCAAGAATATGGTTTTTGATCCACGGATGCAAGAAGTTGGTAAATACATTGTCAGTACTGCTTGGAACATTTTAAAAACCCAAGGCTACGATATGGACAATAAAGTTACTTTTTTTCATTCAATGTGGGGACAGCAGCATTATAAATATGGTTCTATGGAAGAGCATATTCATAATGACAATGCGCAGTTAGTTGGATTTTTCTTTTTAGAATGTCCAGAAAATTGCCCTAAGTTGATTATTCATGATCCAAGATTAGGCAAACGCCAAATCAGTTTGCAAGAAGAAGATACAACTAAAGTAACAGACGCAACATCAGGAATTGTATTTGCACCAAAGCGCGGTGGTTTGTTTATTACAAATTCTTGGTTGCCACATTCTTTAACAAGAAATGCGTCTAACGATCCGTTTAAGTTTATTCATTTTAATATTAGTGTAAAACCTGCTGAGATAGCTAATAAGAAAAAAATTAAAGCGCCAATTGTTGTATGAAAAAGTATTTGATTCGCTTTAACAAAAGTCGCGGTACGCCGGGACGCGGAACCAAAGATCACGCTTGGCGCGTGTTTGAAGGTGACCAAGAATATTTATTTAAACACTTTCAGCTTCATGTTCCATCGTATAGTGAACAAGCTGCTAATGGTGAAGATTGGAACTTGTGCTGTTTTGGTAGCTTAGAAATTGATAAAGAAACATCTACTGCCATTATTAAACCGGTGCAAGAAACATTAACAACTTATGATGCTACACAGGTGTGTAAACCATGACCCCACATGAAATAATTCAAAAGACTACGAATGAAGCTGGTTTAAACCCGCATCATATAGCGCATCGATTGAGCCAACATTTAGACGCACCCGGAACTAAAACTAAACAAATGGGTGATACGTTGATGTTTGTTAGGCCGTTGGGCGGTCATGCAGCACAAGTACATTTTGTCACACAAGATTCACCATTGGTTACGCTACATTCTATCAGCGCTTTGTTAGATGAATTAAAGCAAGAAGGTGTACACACAATTTACACAAATAACGAGAGCCAGCGTATAATGCATGCTTTGGATTCACTTGGAATTAGATTCAGACATTCCGATATGCCAAATCATAAATTAATGGCCTATGTATAATAATGTTGAACAATTTAAAGATTGGTGGCTAAAAGCAGGTCGACCATTACGGCCACCTTTTAAAAACCCAATCCACACTACCGATATAGCATACGCATTATGCCTTTATCGTGAAGGCCAGTATCAAGTGGAGTTGTATGTTTGTAAGCCAAACACGCAATCACCAATGCATAAGCATCCGGGCGTTGAGTCAGTATCAATGTACTTGACCGGTAATTTAGAGTTTACAAAAGATAACGGCGAATTTGTTGATTTGTCCCAGTATCAAAAACCTAAAGAAAATGGCGCACATATGCTTTTAGGTAAAGGCATAGAAGTTAATGATGGCAATAAAGAACACGCATTACGCATAGGTAATACTGGCGGTGCGTTTTTGATATTTGAACATTGGAAAGACAAAGACCCTGTGTCAGTAACAACGCACTGGGAAGGTGAATTAGTAGGCAGCCAACATGCCAAAACCATCGAGGCAAGTCATGTGGCAAACGGTTGAAGAGTTTAGAGACTGGTATTGCAAAAAAGGTTTTCCGTTACGACCACCTTTTGAAAATCCGGTTTTCTATACCGATAACGCAATGTCTTTGTGTTTGTTTAGAGAAGGTCAGTTTCAAGTGGAGCTGTACATTACAGAACCACACAGCACTTCCCCAAAACATACACACCCCGGTGTTGATTCTGCCTTTGTATATTTAACTGGTAATATTCAGTTTAATCTAGAGGGAAGAGACAACCCCGATGCGTCTCAATGGCAGTATGCCAAAGATAACGGAGCGCATGCACTGTTTGGAAAAACAGTTAGTTCGCCAGATGGAATACCTCACTGGCTTTTAATTGGTAAAGAAGGCGGTGCGTTTTTAAGTTTTGAACATTGGAAAGATAAGTTTCCAATATCCGTAACAACCAATTGGGAAGGTGAACCTGTTGGTGAAGTACACGCAGAGATATTAAACAAATGATTACTTTTCAAAAAGAGGCGCCAGAGCCTTTTACACAAGAAGCGATGGATTTGTTTCAAAAGCATTATGAAGAGATAGCAGAACGTACAGACGTTATTGCTTTGGATCCAGACCTTAAACGATATAACAATTTGTACAACCAAAATTCGTTAGAGATTCACACTATTCGTGATGACGGTAAATTAATTGGATATAGTTTATGGTTTGTTGTAAATCATATACACTATAAAAGCAGTCTTACCGCTAATTCGGATGTTTTGTATATTAGTCCAAATTATCGTAAAGGCATGCTAGGTGTAAAGTTTATTAAGTGGTCTGTTGAGGAAATTAAAAAAAGACAACCACAACGAATCATGTTTCATGTTAAACCTTTTATGGACTACAGCCCAATTTTAAAACGGCTAGGTGCTAATTATTTTGAAAATATCTATTCAATGGTGATGGAGTAATTTATGGGCGGTGCTGTTTGCGTAGCAACATGTGTAATAGGATGTATACCGGGAGTTAGTTGCGTCTTAGGATGCACCTTTAACTGCGTCCCCGGTGTTAGTTGCCTTATTCCTTGCAACCCATTAAGTTGCGGTCCAACAGGTTGCGGTCCTATTTGCAGCCCTATTTGCGAACCATCTATTTGCCAGCCTCCTGTTTGCGAACCACCTGTTTGCCAACCACCTGCTTGCGAGCCTCCTGCTTGCCAGCCTCCTGCTTGCGAAACACCTCCTGCTTGTACACCTCCTACTACAAAACCACCTCTCTGCTCTTGCAAAACCAAGATTCCTAAGATTCCCAAAATTCCGGGCGGTATTACTTGTACAATTGGTAAAGTAATTGGTGGTGGTCCTACCGGCGGTAAAGGCGGCGTAGGCGGTCTTCCCGGTATGGGTGGTGGAACAACTGGCGGCACATCTTCTGGCGGTGCAACTTGCATTGGTTTAGCTGGCGGTTTGGGTGCTCTTGCTGCAGGTATTAATAGAATGGCTCAAGGCCCAGCTATTACAACACCAGCTGCAGTAATGGTTCATGGCAATCAAGTTGCTTTGCCTAGTGAAAACTACAACATTGGGCAAGACAATATTTCCCAAGCTCCAATTACACCAATGGCCGAACAAGAAATTGAAAATGCCAAGGACGGTGGATTGATTCAGCATATGGCTGAAGGTAGCAAACCAGATATTCATCAAGGTCACGCGTTTGGTTTTTATACTCCCGCTATGGGGTTGGATCCCTTAAAGGGCTCTCCATCTATTATGACTCATGCAAAATGCGGCGGTAAGATTGTTGAGCATAAACCTGAGTTTATTAGTGAAGGCGGTTTACATCACTTTGTTAAAGGTGGTGGTACTGGCACATCAGATTCTATTCCAGCCATGTTAGCAAACGGCGAGTTTGTTATTCCAGCAGATGTAGTATCTGGACTTGGTGATGGAAGCAACGATAGTGGTGCTAAGATTTTAGATGAGTTTTTAAAGACAGTTCGCGCACACAAACATAGTCACGATGCAAAACAACTGCCCCCCGATAGCAAAGGCCCACTTGGGTATTTGTTAGAAGCTAAAAAGAAAGTAAAATAATATGGCAACATCTTGCTCTTCTGGTTTAAATAATCTTTTAGCCAACTCAGCGGTTACCGAAACCACTTTACCAAGTTGGTATTCTGGTGCTCAACAAAACATTGCTAACCAAGCGGGCGCGGCACAAGCTGCTGCACCACAGTTTGGTGGCACTGTAGCTCAAAACGCTGTAAACACTTTATCTGGCGCAAATAATCCTTTTGCACAAGCTAGATCTTCAGTAGGTCAAATTGCTTCTGGCGCGGCTAATCCTTGGATGACTTGTGCTCAAACCGGACAAGTAAGCCCAAATACTAATACTGCTATGGGCGGTTTGTTTGCTGCTCAGCGTCAACAGCTGTGCCAACTGTTGCCACAAATGACAGCGCCTACTATGGCTGCTGGAATTGGTTCTGGTAACTTTGGCAGCTTGCGTGGCCAAACAGCTATGGACGAAGCTAGAGCAAATGCGTTTGATACATTAGCTGCTCAGCAAATGCAATCTGCATTACAAAACCAACAGACTGGCGTGTCCGCTGGACAAGCATTAGGTAATCTTGGTGCTCAGTGCGTTCAATCTAGTTTAACAACTGGCGCAGCACAGATGAACGCTCCATTCCAACCAATTGGAAACTACGCAAACTTAATTAACGCATTGAGCGTTCCCGGAAAAACTACCGCACAAACTCAGTTATCCCCATTAAACCAACTAGGTTCTGTTGGAAGTGCGTTGCAAGGTGGTGTTGCTGGCGCCTGTTCACTGTTAAAGCAATTAGGTTATAAAGGCGGTTTGTCTTGTATATTTAAGAGCGGTGGCAATTTATTATGTTGCGCTCTTAGCCGTTGCAGTACCACTGGATATTGCAAATCCCCTTGTGGTAACTTAATTATTTGTAAGAATGACCAAAGCGGTTGTTATAGCGGCTGTGTAAATACTCCTACACCATCTGGTTGCATAGGATTACCAGCGGGTTGCTTAAATTACGGAGGCGGTTAATAAATGGCTGATCAAGATCTAGATCAACAAGAATCCCCAATTGGTGGTTTGGGCGGGGCTCAAGTTGCAGTGTCACCAAAAGGTACTGTAGCAGCTAAGGGCGCAACAAACCTAACTCCAGAATCGACTAAGTCTATTTTGGAGAATATGCAAAATTTAATTAGTCAACGTACTAGCCCAATGAGTCAATTTTTGGGCGGTTTAAAAGACGCTACGGCTTGGACAGCTGGTGGCGTAAATGGTCCATCTGAAGCGCTTGCTTTGCGTGAAGCTCAAAAAGATAAGCAAGATGAGCAGACCATGAATATGCGTTCCCAAATGGCAACGTTGCAATCTAACGCTCAACAGAACGCTAACATTCGTGCACAGATCCAAGCTATGGCTGGTATGGGTGGTGGTGCTGGTATGACTGGCGGAGTAGGTGGCGCTGGTGGTATGGGTTATGGTGGCATGAGCCCATCATTGGTTAACCCAGAAGTATGGCGCGAAGTTATTCGCATGAGCCAAAGCGATCCTCAAGCCGCGATGAAGTACTATCAGGATAACCTAAAAGAAGCGTCTAAGATCAATATGGGCGCTGATATGTACAAACCTACTATCAACGTACAAAAATACGACCCAAGCTCTAACAGCTTTGTTGCAGATACCATTTCACCATTGCAATACAAGCAAGGTTTGGCTTCTGGTTACTATCGCGATATTGGTGGTGGTACGATTGTTGGTGGCTACGGTCAACAGCCCGGGATTAAACCTCCAACAGCGCCAGCTGATGCAGGCACAATATTAAGCAAAACGGCTAAGATTGAAAGCGGCAATAACCCTGCGGCTCAATCTGCAACTTCAAGCGCCGCTGGTTTATACGGCATGACTCAACCAACGTTTGAAACAGTCAAAGCACAAAACCCAGCATTGAAAGATGTTTCTTGGGAACAGTTTAAATCTAATCCTGAATTGCAAACTGCAGCAGCTAAGACTTTGCTTGATATCAACGGCAAGAAACTACAAGACGCCGGTTTAACTCCAAGTGAATTAAATCATCGTATCGTTTGGTTTACTGGCAATACAAAACTGGCTACAGCTCCTGCTGATGCACCAATTACTTCTGTTATGTCACAGAAAGAAATTGAAGCTAATCCTCAGATTCAAGGCAAGACGGTTGGACAAGTTCGCGATATGCTTAATCAGCAATTGCAAAAGGCTGCTCCAACACAAGCTGCTCAAACAACTCCAACCGCGCCCGCTGCTCCAGTTGGTGCCGCACCTAGTGTTAGTGCCCAACAAGCTCAGTTAAACCAACAAGTTGGACAAGAGCAACAAAAGCAAAACATTATTGCTAACATGGAGGCTAACAAAAAGTCTCAAACATCTTTTGAAGATTCTACTAATAGAGAGAAGATGGCTGAGCAAGGCCGACTAATTAAGCAATTTGATACAACCCTTAAGCGGATTGAAAATAATCCAGACCAGCAAGTTGTTGGTTTGTATATGAAGCCCGGTGTTACATCAGCTATTGGACAGGCTCTTTCTAAAGGTATCCAAACTCCAGTGGGCGGCATTAGCGCAGATATTGAAGACGCCATGCAAGCTCTTGGACCCGGTGTTACAAAGCAAGACATGCAAGATAGACAAATGATCAAACAGATTTTGCAAAACTTCTCGTTTGAAGTTGCGCAGTCTGCAACTGGCCAAGGTTCTATTTCTGATAACGAGCGTAAGATGTTTCAAGACATGATTGGTTCTGCATCTAACACTCCAGAGATGCTCAGAAAAACTCAGCAATATTTAGCAGCCAGAAACGAATACAAGAACCAAGTTCGTAATATGTATGATGACAGAATTGCTAGAGGCGAAAACATTAACTTCGGTCAATTTAAGGCAAGTAAAGAATTCCGCGATGCCTCTGATGCATACTTTAATAAATTGCAAAAATTGGGTGAAGGTCCAGATAAAGGACTTATCAAGCGAGATCAAGGTGTGACTTCTGCACCAAAAGCCTATGAAGATACAAACAAAGAAGCAGCATATCAGGCTTGGAAGAAACAACGTTTAGGACAATAATATGGCAGATTTAACTCCAGAACAGCAACAAGAGTTTGAATTTCGTTTACGCCTTGAGCAAGAACAAGCTAATCAACAACCACAGCAAGAAGCACCTAAATCAAAAACCGTTACCGCGGATGAATTAGTTAATCCGGGTTTCGGTTTGTTAGGTGGTGCTATTGCTGGTCAATATGTAGCTCCGGCGATTTCAACTGGCTTTCAAGAAGCTACTAAAGTTAATGCCGCAAAACAATTAGGCGTAACTCCCGCCGACTTAGAATGGGATTCCGCCGGTCAGCGTTGGGCTAGAAAGACTGGCTTTGGTGCTGGTGAAGGTAAGACTGTAGAAGAAGTAAATCAGGCTTACAAAGATATGCAAGCGGCTCGTAACAAACCACTAGGTCAAGGTAAGGTTGTATCACGCATCACTGGTCCTATGAATCCAGAAGCTGCTGCACAGCTAGAAGCACAAGAAGCCGCTCGCCAAGCTCGTTTTACTGAGCAAAGAGCTAAAGAGGCTGCAGCCCTAAAAGCAGGTCGTCCATTAGAGACCAAGCTGGCTGAGAGTTTAGGTATGTCTCCGGCTGTCCAAAACGCGCTAGGAGGCGTTTATAAAGGTGTGGGTAGGGCAGTGCCTGCTGTACTCGGTCGTGGCCTTATGGGCGGTTTAGCGGGCTTACAAGGCTTTGATGCATACAACCGTTTTAAACAAGGTGATTACCTTGGTGCCGCTATTGGTGGTCTTGGAACTCTTGGCTCCGTTGCTTCCTTTGTACCAACTCCGATGACCCGCATTGGTGGATCAGCAATTGGTATGGGCGCGGAAGCACTTAATTCATATTTAGATAGTTTAAGAAAACAACATCACGCCGCAGGCGGTCAGATTGCTATGGCCGACGGCGGACTAGTTTACTTACGGTAACGTTTTCCGTGCCAACCCTCGGCAGCAAGAGGAAAATCGGGAGCCCATGATGGTGGTGTAGTCATAATATTGATTACATCAGCCAATGAGGGTTCCCCGTTTTGTTCTTCCACTAAGAGGAGTACTTCGTCATGGACGCAGTTGATCACAGAATAACCAGCTTGCTCAAGATTAAGCATAGCCACGGCAAGACAGTCCCTAGCGGTACCCTGTACCGCGGATTGAAAGATACTACTACCAATCAGTTGGTTTCGACTCCACTGCCTAGTGTAAGTACTTTGGCTGTGGACAGTCACGCCCATCCTATTACCCCAAATAGTTTCACACAGCTCGAACTTTGGCCTTTGCCAACAGATAAGTCGTCCGCTGGGTAGCTGCATCCACAGAGTATCTTTCACACGTTTTAACATCAACTTACTACCAGCACGATACGCAGTGCCGGGATTCTCAATTGCTTCTTTAGCGGCAGACTCGCAGTCTGCCCAAAGAGACTTCACCTTTGCATACGACTCTCGGTAATTATCTACTGCGTTCTTAGCTTGGGCTTCAGTTAGCTTTACTCCCATGCCTTCTGCATACTTCACCAATCCCTTAGCACCCTGACCGAACATCGCGCCAAGCACAGCTGACTTGGCTACTTGCCTTTGGTCTTTGGTGACTTCTTCGTACGGGATGTTGTAGAGGCTTTGCGAGGCAAAGGTTTTGTATTCGTCCAATCCTTCTCGGAAGAGATTGACTTTGTCGTTCTGTCCCGCAAGCCAAACGCCGACTCTATTTTCGATGGATGAAAAATCGACGTCCACGAAGGTTTGTCCATCTGGCGCACTAATAGCGGAACGTACCAAGCTGGATAGCTCGTCCATCGTACCAACACCTTGCCCAAAAACTTTAAGTATCGCAAGTGCAATCTGTTCATCTTCCAGAGTAGGTCGTGCAATGTTCTGAAGATTAAGTCCACCGCGAGAAGCCCAGCGACCAGTACTCGCACCATGATAAACCAAAGTATTTCTAATACGACCATTTCGTTGTATCTCCAACATCTTAGCGTACTTAGCCACGCTAGTTTGGCTGCCTTCTTGGCGTAGTTTTAAAACCTTCTTGAGTATAGGAAATATGTTGCACTGCAGCATTTTCTCAACGGTCTCAGCGGTCAAATCGGGCATTGGTGCTTGAGGTATGCGTTGATTGATCCATGCAAGCAATTTAGCGCGTTCTGAGGGCTTACAGCCGGTTAGGGCTAAGGTCTCCTCATCGATTGCCTTTTGAGCGCTCTGAACCGCGTTTACGGCGTTATGGAGCTCGTTTTGATCCACCGGCACTCCACGCAAGTTAACACGCTGCGTAAGTTCCCAGATAGACTGTTCCTCAGCACTGAGGGGGCGTAGTAGTTTGACAATTGCCATTTCTGTTCTAACGTCTTGGGCACAGTACTCAAATAGCTGGGCAAGTAGTTTTGGGTCATTTTCAAATTCTCCCTTCCTATTGGGTTTACATAACTTCTGAATTAAACGGGCGCCGATGGCGTCTTTTTTATGTGTGGCATTCATAAAGGTACCAGCCTCATCAAGAGACTGCGGTACATTGTTGGCTGCTGCGATAGCCATAGAGTCAATACACTGCTCGAGCTTTAGTGGTGGCCAGCCGTACTTGGGCACACAGACGCAGTTCCAGATGGCGTACTCAAACATGGCGTTCCATGCTTGGATTTTGCCACCTTGTCGGACGTGTTCAATGAGCTCATGGAAATCTAAGCTGTGTCCAATATTTATAGGTGGGTTTGGTTGACTAACTACTACATTATCAGGTTGGGTGCCGAACGCAATACACAGCACTTCTGTTGTTAGACAGTTTGCATATTTGTCTAGCCCCACATCGGGCAAGTTGGCTTTACTACGGGTCTCGAAGTCAATGCTGTAAATCATGGTGGCTTCCTTTTTATTTCTGGCAGTATAACATAAAAAAAGGGAGAGCCATACTGCGCTCTCCCAACCTCACCACCATGTGAAACTGTTAATTAAAAAGCCTATCTATTATTTGTTGCTTCTCGCCATTTGATAGACCTGCCCAACTAGCAATCTCATCTCTTGTCCTCTGGCACCCACGACAGACATCCATGAAGTCGAGGGTGCAGATTCCAGTGCATGGACTCGCCACGTCCATGCCATATTCCAATTGAATAGATTGAGTGGAGGACAAGCCCAAGGATCAGATCTCAAGATTTCCTGCATGCACTTTTGCATGACAGTTTCGACATAACACAATACATTTTTTAGCTTCCTTTAAAAAAGTTTCAAATTTACCGATTCTGCTAGGATCTTTTTCTTTTATTGTCGGATCAGGATGGTGCATATCTAAACAAACTGGATCATCTTCTCCACAATTTAAACACCCTTTTTTGGCCTTCCAATCGGAAATCTTTTTGCGCTCATTAGTGAAATAGCCACGAGCCTGTTCAAGATTATTATCTCGCCATTTTTTAGCAGACTTGTTTATACAGGATTTACAACTAGCCCTTGGAGTTTTATGAAACTCCTCCAAGGACTTTTGTTGTTTGCAAGTATTGCAAATTTTCATATTTCGCAAGAACCTGAACTGCAAGCCAAGAGCTGAGCGCCTTCTACGTTGTCAGTTTCTTCTTGGAGAAGAGTCCAATCAATCGTTGGCATCTTAGCTTTAAGCTCCTCATACTGCTCTTCTGTGCATTCTTCATAAGGCGCTTGTCGATAAGTTCCTCCATCGTAGGGGAGGTAACTAACCCCTGAGATTTCACTGAAGTTATCCCACGTCCACGCACCAACTGAAGGCCAGTCTTTTTCTTCAACTGAGATGGTGACTGAGGGCTTGTGCTCGCACCAGTGTCTTTGGTAAGTGAGCCAAAGTGCCAGATGGGAAATGGGGGTAACATCAGCTCTTGTAAGTCCGTCTGGAGCTTTTTTAGCAAAGCTAAATACTGTCGTTTGAGTGGGTTTGTATACGCAGTCCTCCGCAGGTACTCCTTGGGCGACCAAGAATTGTGTAAGAGGGTCCTTTTTATCTCCGCGAACTCGTCTAATGTAATATTTGGAATGTCTTGGATGAATTCCTGATGCGCTATCCACCAACTGTGAAACTGTTCCGGAAGGCTTGACTGCTGTGATTGCAGTGCTTTCAGGTACTCCAAGTAGTGCTGCCCATTCTTTATTAGTCTCTCTGGCGCAGATTCGTAAATCTTGTAAGAGCTCATTTAGTTTATCTCCTTGGGTTGTGAGAAGGGGATTATCATAGATTCCGGTGAGGGAGACACCCAAAAGCCGTTCCTCTTCAGTATTTCTCTGCCACACTTTGCGCAGATAGGGGAACTTTGTAAAGGTAGACTGGATGGTACCAAGGATAGTGGCGATGCGCACTTTGCGCATGAGAGTTTCTCTTGTGTCGTCATGTCGTACTACAGCCTCAGTAAGATTACAGAATTGGTATGGTCGGAGGATAATTTCCGAGCATGGATTAGTTCCGAACTCATGGTTTGGATCGCGATGTCCGTATTTCGCAACTGTCTTTTTAGCAGCTTCCCGATTAAATATGCCTCGTTCACCGGAATGGGAGTTGTAAAGTGACAGCCACTCTTCCATGAATTTTCCGACAGTAGGTGTTTCGTTATACACTGCACTGTTGTTAGCAAGAGCTCTGTGCGGCGCTGTTTCCCACCATGGTCCAGCTTTAGCATGTCGAATCCTTTCATCATCTAAGTCTGACAAGGATATCATAGCTGAGCGACGAACGCCACCCACTACAACTACCTCACCAATCTTACACATCAAGTCGTGGCACTCTAGGGAATGCAGCTTGCGACCTTTTGCGCCTTTAAATATAGCTACCGCAAAGTTGAATAAGTCAACTAGTGGTTCTGGCCCGGAAGCTCTTCCACCAAATGTTTTGAGTCGTGCTCCGGCTGGGCGGACGGACTCAACATTCCATTTAGGGATTTCTCCTGCCCAGAGGTGAGCGAGTAGGAGGCGGAGAGACTTTGCCCATCCTTCCTTGCTATCGTGTACGACGATGGTGTGTTCGGAATCAAACAGGTTTTCTGGCACTTCGGGCAGTTTGTTAATATATTTTGCTTCGACAGAGAACCCCACGCCAGTTCCGCAAAGCAAAATGAACATCGCTTCGTCGAACGACTTGGGGTCATCCACCGGGAGATAACTGCAGTTATAGATGCAAGTATTGTCACGATCGGCACTCTTTCCTGCCGTCATCATGGCTCGCATGGACGGCATTAAATCTAGGTTATGAATTGCGGTAAATATTTCTTCTTTTAACGCGTTATTTGCGGTGATTGCTGGGGTACGACTAAAAATGTATTCTACAAATCGGTTTACTGTTTCTGGCCATGTTTCTCTTCGTTGTTTGTCATCGATAAAACGGGCATAACGGCTGGCGGCTATATATTCTTGATATTGATCCATGGGTTCTTATTGTTATTGAGTTGACGAAAAAGGGAGGCCGCAGTTTCTACGGACACTCCCTGTACTACCTACTACTGAAAGGAACTACTTATACTGCGAAATCTGCTGCTGATGCTGTTGCGCCACCTAAGCGCTCACCATCTTCTGTCTTCATAACAGCGTTCAAACCAAATGCAATACCCTTGGTGCCGCTTACATCATATGGGTACATTGTGATTGAAGCGCGGCCATAGCAACCACTGTAAAACTCACCCTTGTCAAAGATTTCGTTTTTGTCAGCATCAAAGATGCCGGGCTTTTCGTTGGAGTTGGCGTTAAAGAAATAGTGACCCGCATAGATTGGATCGTCTTTCTCTGCGTCGCCATCACGCAAACCGCCTTTAAGATTCTTTGGAATGTTGCCACCAAAGTAATTGACATTGGCTTGCTTAGTTTGTTCCAAAGCTTTGTTAAAGGCATCTACACCTTTCTTGTCAGACTTAGGAATCAAAATAGAAGCTGAGTACTTCATAGAGCCGTTAAGTGTTTCTGCTGGCTCAAAAACGTGTACAAAAGAAAAACGTACTTGATCAGTAACGAATTTAGTTTTTGTGGATTTTGCTGGCATAATTTTTACCTTTTTACCTTTTTAGACTAACTAGAATTAAAGGGTTCTAGTCGTTACCCTTACTACGCATCATACAGTATACCATGATGTTCAAGGGCGTACTTCATTGCCATTGCTTCTATGAATTCTGCTTGATAAGTTTTATCATACAGGATTTCTGGATCTTCTGCAATCACATCAACAATGTTTTCTATTGCATCTCTTAATTGCAAAACACATTCTCTATTTCCGCTGCCGGGCAATCCATCAAAATCTTTTATGAATTTATCAATCACATATTCTGGTACTTCAAACTTTGTGTCATAACATTGTACCAACATGGTTGCCTTTCTTATTATTATTTTGCTACCATCACCAGCCCCACGTTCCCCATGGCGTAACCTAGGAACATAATGCCAGTACCAATTCCGCCTTTTCTAAATTGATCCATAGCTACAATAAAATACACAACGCCCATTGCTGCAATTAGCCAAGTACTCATGCAAAATCCTCCTTCGCATTTTCTTTGATTCGTACTAACTTTGGTGAACCTTCTGGACGTAATACTAAGTCGCCTAACCATGCGGCAACTTGTCCTTTGGGTCCCATCTTTTCTAATGCCGCAATGGACTTTAATTTCTTTGGTTCCCAGATTTGTTCTTCTGGCATACCTTTTTCTTTTAGCACTACCGCTGCTAGAGCTTGATCACTAATCTTACGATGAGTTGATGTGGTAGATAACTTAAAGCCGGGCGGAATAACTTCTTCTTCAACTGCGCGAGTTAGCGCATACTCTTCAACATCATTTACCCACGTGCGGAGGTCTTGCGCTTTGGTGAGGACTTCGCTGAACTCTTCTTCGCTGAGGAGGGCCGGGGTTTGGAACTCGAGCTTTGCGAGGTCCGAGTTGAAGTCTGAGCGGGCGCGGCATTGCGCTTTGGCTTTGCAGAACTGGCACCATTCGCCCGGGAGGAACTCGCCGCTGCCAGACCACGCTTTCTTGGCTTTTGGCTTGACGAAGTAGTTTGCCCAATCGATGAGCTTGGTGACTGTCGTCCCATCGCTGCTAATAGAGTCAAGTCTTGGCTGGTGGATCGTGTAGACAACTTCTTTGATGTCTGGGTATTCTTCTTTGAACTTGCTCCACGCACCGAGCGCGTAGAGTCTGAGCTGGGTGTTGTCGATTGCGGAAACGGCCACGCCTTTGCCGAACTTGAGGTCGATGACTCGAATGGAGTGCTTAGAAAGTATAACCACATCGGCCGTACCAAAGCCGTCCGGCACCCAATCAGAAAAGTCGACACGTTGTTCAAAAAGAGGCGTGTCCCCCTCACCAATTTGAGAACGAACGTACAGTACATAATTGTCCACGTTAGCTTCAAAATCGTCGCGCTCGTCGGGTGCGTACGTTTGGTAGATATCACTGCTTTTGATGGCCGCATATTCGCTTTCATATTCTTCATGCCCTATTTGGTTAAAGTATTGTCTTAAACGGATTTCTGCAAGCGAGTGGGCTAGTGTGCCTTCGGCGCTGAAATCTATCCCCTTGGTACTGCGTTTTGGGTCTGGAAGGGTTGCTTCTAATCTGGCTGATGGCGTACAAGAAAGCCATCGTTTTGAGCCCGAAGCTGAGAGTAGGGCATGCGCTGTCATTTTTACCTTTTTAGTGTCTATACATACTAATGCAAATTATACTACAAAACTGCCTCTATTTTTTGGAATATCTTTTTAAGTAATTTTGGGCGGATTTAAGAATATCCAAAGAATCTTTAAAAAGGCCTATTCCAACGTTGCAATTTCTGCATAAAATTCCACGGATAACTTTAGTTGTATGGCAGTGATCCACACAAGCTTGAAATTCGGTATCTAATTCCCTTTCACAGATAGCGCATTTACTGTTCTGTGCTTTTACCATATCAAGTTTATCCTGATGTGTTATGCCATAGCGGTTGTAATTGGCTTTTCGCCAAGTTGCTCTTTTCTTTTCTGGGTTGTCTTTTTGCCATTGAGTGGAATAAATAATTCGGCAAGCTTTACAAGTACCGTCTAATCCGTCTAAATTCTTTTTTGATTTGTAATACTCAGATAACGCTTTTTCAACGTTGCACTTTTTACAAGTTTTCATGAAACCCTTACTGGTTATTTGGTGGGTAGCCTGTGAGTAAGCACAGGCACAGCCGCTAAGCTTATTCCCCTTTGTTGTTTATTACTTTAATGCTTTAATTAAATCAGAAATTTCTTTATTGAAATCTATGGTTACTTCTTGTTTTACTTCTGCTTTGATTTCGCGGCTGTCCTTATAATCGTCGGGATATTGCCCGCGTAATGCAATCTCAGCAATACGGCTGTTAAATGCTTTGTTGTCAATATTGGCAAGCATCATCATTTCCCAATAAGATTGGCCGTAAGTTGTTGCCATGTCCATTGTTTCTGCAAAAAATGGATCTTCTTTCTTTAATCGAGCTGCAGTGGTTTTGCTGATGCCAATAGCGGCATACATACTTTTTTGAGACGCACCTTGCTTACCGAGTTCTAAAACGGTCTGCGCCATTTCTTCTGTAAACTCTTTTTTCTTTGGTGATGGTTTTTTGGTTGCCATTAGCATTTCCATCTTTTTAACGCCGCAGCTTTGCGTGTTGGTTTACCATTTTCATCTTTCATGGGACCGGGAACACCAGACATACGAGCGCAAAAAGATTTTTTACGAGATCCACCTTCGGGCTGCGGTGCTTTAAGATGACTACCATTTTTGGCGTTGTAAGCTTTACGACCTGCCTCTGTCATGCCTGCACCTTCTTTAGTACTTAAATAGTGGCGGCTTTTACCAGTGGTTGTCTTAGAGATTGGCTCATCATGTTTAATAGACCCGCCAGTGGCCTTTTTAGCCGTTTTGGCAGACTCTACGAATGCTTCCTTGGTAGGGGCGCCAGCTGAGCCGGGCTTGCGCATACGCTCTCCTGAGCCGTGTGCGATACGTTCCTGTTTAGCGTGGATATTGGCATAAAGGCCGGGTTTGGCCGAGCCGCCAGTTTTCATTTTAGGCAATTTTTTAAAGTCGTCCATTTCGTCCTCTTATAGTATTTGGTGCCCGTCTTTCCGGGCTGTCACGACCGAGCGTCCCCAGTCCAAATGCAGAGCTTCTTTACGCTCGCAGGAGCGCTTCACAGCGTGTCCTAACTATACTAATGCAAAAATACGACCAAAACCGCCCTAGTCTGGAATGATAATTGTCTTCTTCGGTTTGGATGGGACTTTGTCTTGCACTTCTATAGCTTTACGCAAATGAGGCATGACATCATTTAGCATCATCTTAGCCATAGCTGCTGCTTTTTCTTGATGCTCGATTTCTTGTTCTGCGCTGGTTCTTGCAGACTTGCGTTCTACTTCTGCAATGATGTCATTACTGACACCTGCGCGTTTAAGCAATTGCTTGAGGTTCATCTGCTGGCTTCTCCGTTGCTGCGTTTAATGCGTCAATCTGTGGTGCGCACTGTGCTTGAATGGCTGCAATAATGTTTGCCAATAAAACTACTGGAGTTTGTGATGGCTGGTTTAACGCGTTAATAATGCCATTGATATCACGAACACTAAACTGCAATGTCATGATCTTGTCATCTAATGGATCTACCGGAGTTGCTTGTACATCTACTGTGTCGTTCATTTCTTACCTTTCTTTTTAACATCAATTTCTACATCATTATCGGGTATTGCTATTTCTGGAGAATCACCAAATCGAGTTTTGGTGAAGTGGCCTTTTTTAATCATTACTTCAAAGCCATCCCACAAACGCTGGAATTGCATTTCAGTAACATACTTAATGCCTTCTAATCGATTAGCTAATTCATCTTCACTAAAAGCGCCTTCTGGTCTGTCTAAGTGTTGGCGAATCAATTCATCAATCATATCTACAACGTTCCATGCTTTGATGATGTCCTGTTCTAATTCAAAACGATCATATTCACAAAAGAGTTTCATTTCTTCATAGCCTTTTTCATCTTCTTTAGTTTTCCGTCCCAATCATATGTGAAGTAGCGACCCACTTCTTCTAATGCTGGAATCAATGTTTCCCAACTAGCCACATCATCTTCATGGTATGCGTTGGGATTTTTCTTAGCGTGTTTTAAATCTTCTGTTAGCCAGATATAACTTTTCATTATTTCTTGGCTGACAATTTTATCTACGCAATCATCGTCAATTTCTACAATCATAGTCTCACCTTTTGTTCATCTACTCTTACACATTGGGTTGCAGCAAAAGTCATCTCAGGCTTAAACGGCAAAGATAAAAATTCTTTCTTTAACTGTTCGCATCTTGCTTCTGAAAGCGGCTCATGGCTAACTACAAAATCGCACTGTTGACCCATACACATAATTGCTACAAACATAAATGCGTTCATTTGCCGCACTCCTGATCAACAGTTGCAGATTTTTTGCGCAACTCAATTTCATCACGCAAATAAAAAGCAGCTTTTTCTAAGTCTTGGATATCTTTACCTTTAAGGTCTGCTCGCCAAATGTATTTCATAACATTGCCAAGGTTAAAGCCCATATGGCGCGTAATTTCTAAACACTCAACACCGCTGGGGTGGCTGGTGTAATGTTTAGGATTATTGACTTGGTCGTACATTGCGCATCTCCTTTAATTCTTTTTGCATAATCTGTAACTCCTCGAAGCTGTCACAAACCCAGATTCCCAATATACTTTCGTAGCGGCTTGTATCGATATCCTCAACACCAGTAAGCGTCTCCAAAACATAGTTTCCCCCAACACGATGCTCCACAATAAAATGACTCACAAGCCTAGCTCCTTTTTAATGTATTCTACGCCCTTAGCAAAATGATAGCGCCAATATTTTTCTGTAACCATTATATCAGAATACGTTAAACCATCAAGAAAAGCAGTCATTACTTCGCGCTGTTTTTCTTCCATATGTTGCTCTACTAAACGCTTAATATCAATCATATCTTCAAACGTCCAAGGCAACCAACCTTCTTGCAAAATATGCTGACTATCTGGTGCGTCATCTTTTTCAAGCATCTCCGGTTCTTCGTCAGAAAGTCTGACAACAGCTAAATTAACTTTGTGTTTTGTTTTTGTTATTATTTTCATTTGATGTTTAACGAATCTAGTAATGCTTCTTGAGTTGTTATCTTTCCTTCTAATACTTTTACTACATGCTCATCTATGCTATTAGACAAAACTAGATGGTGTATAATAACCGGCTTTTCTTGCCCTTGGCGGTAAATACGTGCGTTGGCTTGGATGTAGTTTTCCGAAGACCACGGGAGGTCGAACCACACCGTTTGTGCAGTGTCACCAACGTTGCACTGTAGATTAAGGCCGATTCCCCCAGATTGGGGATGGGCAAGGAGCATACGAATCTTGCCGCGACGCCACGCTTCAATGTTGTCATCGTCCAACACCACAGCTTGCGGGAATTGAAGACGTAATCGGTTAAGCGAATGTTTGAAGTGGTAGAAGACCAGCGTTGGCGAGGAAGACTCTTCCATGATCGACTCAAGGTATTCCAATTTAGCGCGGTGTATTTCCTGCGTTTCTCCATCCGCTCCATAAATCGCGCCTGCGGTGAATTGGAGTAACTTGCCCGCCAATGTTGCCGCTGTTGGAGCTGTGATTTGTTCTTTACCGATGTAAGCGACCATGTCTTTTCTAAGTTGATCATATTTATCTCGTATGGGTTTTTCTATTTCAATTTTGTGATAAAGCGCTGTAAGCGGCGGTAGTTGTAAATAGTCTTCAGCCTTAAGACTAAAACATATATCTGAAATTTTACTTTGAATTTCCTCAGCAGAACCATTTTTTAACTTCCAAGAATAGATTACTTTTGTTTGCCGATTCATTTGATCTGGCTGTAAATACTTGTCTCTAAACTTCGTCAGGCTCGTCTCCAGTCTTTCCCCTAAATCCAAGATGCCAACCTGTGACCATAGGTCTGCCATCCCCTGTGGGGTCGGCGTACCAGTAAGGATAATACGTCGATTGAAGTTCTTTAACCACTTCTTCAAAGCTTTGAAACGTTTTGTACTCGGGTCTTTGAACCGGCTGCTCTCGTCGATGATTAGGTTCTTGAACTTGCTCATCTCCGACTGCTCGCATAGCCAAGTCAAATTCTCTAGATTTACCACGTACATACTCGAAGAACTCCTCAACGCTTGTAATCTCTGTGAGGGATTGCCCAGAATTTTTGCGACGCTTAGATGTTTTAGATGATCCCATTTTAATGCCTCTTGAGACCATACAGTTTCAGCAACACGTTTGGGGGCAATAATAAGTGTAGGACCATCAAACTGCTCCGCCAGTATCGTCAATGATGTCGTCGTCTTGCCCAAACCCGGGGGTAGAAATAGTCCCAAGTTGGGGATGGATTTCGCCTTCCCAATTATCATCGTCTGATATGGGTGCAGGTCTGAGCGATTCACAAATAAATTCCTCTACATCATCAATTGATTTAATTACAGTTACGGGAAAGCCTTGGTCGGCTAATTCTTTAAATACTACTTCTTGGCGCTTGCTCAATTTTCCCGTCGCTGTCTTCAGCTCCACGAATGATAGCTTGGATTTCAGCAGGACTATGCGATCCGGTACCCCCGTTACGGTTGATATAAACTTCAAGCTCATTCCGCCCTGTGCTTTTACCATTTTGTTTAATCTTGCTTCGATTTGTTTTTCTAGCATACTTGTCCTTTTCATGCATACAGATTTTAAATATTTGCTGTGCAAGATGGCCAGTAAGGTAGGCTCTGGTCTCGCCTTTAAATCCTTCGTCTTCGCCAATGTGTTCGGCAAGGTGGTCGACAGCATGGCATATCTCATGCGCAATTGTATCTACCAACTCGCTGATGTCATCATTGACCAAAGACATATCAAACACAAGAACAATTATAGCGTCTTTGCCATCCCCAATCAGATGGGTTTCAGCTATGCCATAATCAAGCGCACTGGTTTTTAGCGTAACGTTATGGTCTTTAAGAATTTGCTGAAACACCTTATCATCAAAGCAAAGCTTAACAACATCAGGATAAAACCCAACGTCTAGTTTGTAATAGTTGTAATTTTTCTTTTTCAATGTCTTATCCGTTTTTTCTTACGCTCTAACATATCAATAATTTCTGCTTGTTCATATTCTGGCAACTCTGTTACTGGCGTGGAGTTTTCAAATATTTCACCGCTTTCCGCCAATTGAAAAATGCCATCAATCAACGCATCTAGTTCTTGTTGGGTCAACTCATCTTCAAGGTCATCAAAGCAACCTTCTTCAAATGTAATTTTAAATGGGGGCTTTTTCATTTTGGCTCCTTGAC